CAGACGGGTGGGCGTTTGGCTAAGATGCTGGGTGGGATATTGAAAGGATAATTTAAAATGAATGAACTGATTAAGGCAAACTATGATAACCCTGAAAAGCCTGTTGTTTCAGGACGTGAACTTCATGAAGCCCTTGGCATTAAAACTGCGTACAAGGATTGGTTTCCAAGAATGTGTGAGTACGGATTTAAAGAAGGCATTGACTTTTGCTCATTTTTGAGCGAAAGTACCGGAGGCAGACCTGCAACAGATCATATGCTGACACTTCCAATGGCAAAGGAACTCTGTATGATTCAGCGTACCGACATAGGAAGAAAATTCCGTCAGTACTTCATTTCTGTCGAAGAAGCCTGGAACAGCCCTGAAATGGTAATGCAGAGAGTATTGTCTATTGCAAATGAACGTGTTAAGGCATTGCAGCTTTCTGTTTCTCAGCTTACTGTTGACAATCATATTATGCAGCCAAAGGCGGAATATTTTGATGAACTGGTTGATAGAAGATTACTTACCAATTTCCGTGATACTGCAAAAGAATTTCATATCGGGCAGAAAGAATTTATTCAGTTTCTGCTTGACCACAAGTATGTCTATCGTGATAGGAAAAGCAAACTAAAGCCGTATATGCCTTATGTGGAAGACGGACTTTTTGAACTGAAAGAATTTACAAATACCAAAATAGGTTTTACGGATACGCAGACTTTCATTACACCGAAAGGCAAAGAAACTTTCAGGCTGCTTGGAATATAAGAAATTCAGACGGGTGGGCGTTTGGCAGAAATGCTGGGTGGGTTTGAGGTTTTATGATAACAATCGATATTGAAACAAAATCCGATAAGGACATATCAAAATGCGGTGTCTACGCCTATACAGATACACCATATTTTGATATTCTGCTGTTTGCATACTCCATAGACGGACAGCCTGTTCAGGTAGTGGATACGGCAAACGGTGAAGAAATTCCTGAAAGTGTTCTCGCTGCTCTTGCAGACGAAAATGTAGTTAAAAGAGCATTTAATTGCAACTTTGAACGAGTGTGTTTATCAAAATATCTTCGTGAAAATCACCCTCAATATTTTCAGAGTTACAGTATTGACGAAGATACTGTCGGAGATTTCTTAAATCCCGAAAGCTGGCATTGTTCTATGATTCATGCAAGAACGCTCGGGCTGCCGTCATCACTTGCAGAAGTCGGAAAGGTTCTGGGTATTGAACAGCAAAAAATGACAGAGGGCAAGGCTCTCATTAAATTCTTTTGTGTGCCATATGACACGATTGACGGTGTTCCGCAGTTTCATAATCCAAAAGATTATCCCGATAAATGGGAGATTTTCAAAGCGTACAACAAGCGTGACGTGGAGGCTGAAATGGAAATTGACAAGAAGCTCAGCCGTTTTCCTGTCCCCGATTTTATCTGGCAGGAATTTTATCTTGACCAGGAAATCAACGACAGAGGCATTCTCGTAGATATGCAGCTTGCAGATAAGGCAATTAGCCTTGATGCAGAGGCAAAAGAAGAACTGACGTCTGAAATGAAAGGGCTGACAGGCGTAGAAAATCCGAATTCTGTATATCAGTTGCTGGATTGGCTTGAAACACAGGGGTACAAGTCGGATTCTCTCGGGAAAGCACAGGTGCAGGAACTCATCAAAACTGCAAAAGAGCCTGTGAAATCCGTACTTCAGATGCGTTTGCAGTTGTCAAAATCCTCTGTGAAAAAGTATACCGCTATGAAAAATACAGCTTGCAACGATAATCGTGCAAGAGGGATGTTCAGCTTTTATGGGGCATCAAGAACAGGAAGATTCTGCATAGCTGAGTCAACAATGGTTCTAATAAAGGACGTTAATCAAAATGTGTATGAAAAACCGATACAAGATGTTTTACTTACAGACCTCGTTTTTGATGGTGAAGATTGGGTAAAGCATGAAGGTGTTGTTTTCAGTGGTGAAAAGGAAGTTATCGAGTGGGACGAGATAATTGCTACACCGGAACATCAGGTCTTTATTGATGAATATATGAAAATTCCTCTTATTGAGGCAAAGGAGATGAAAATACCTTTATGGAAAGGAAAAAATATATAATATATCGTGTGATTGCTCCTGATAACAGATGTTATGTAGGCTATACAAGTATGGATCTTTCTGAGAGATGGAGGCACCATAAAAAACGTGCAATAAATGGTGAAGCACCAAAGCATCCATTTTACAATGCTATAAGATATTTTGGTGCTGAAAAATTTCATGTTGAAGAAATATGCCACACTTTTAATCACTTTAATGCCCTGATGCTTGAGGAACGTTATATTTCTGAAACTCCCGCAGAGCTTTCTATGAATCTGTCATCCGGTGGAATAAATGATGCAGCTGAAGGAGGCAGAATTTTTTGGGAACGATTAAACGCCGATCCTGAAGCTAAGTCTGCTTTTCTTAAGAAACTGTCAGATCGTAAAAAACAGAACGACTGGACAAACTATGATAACTTGATTCTCAAAAGCAAGAAATGGCGACATGAACATCCAAAAGAAGCCTATAAATTGTCTTATCGGGCAATCAGAATTGCTCGACGTATAAAGGGACAGACGCCGCCTTGTTACTTAAAAGTGGATAACAGACCGTTAAAGGAACGATTAATAAGTAAGTACCGACAACATGAAAAAAGAAGTAACGCTATAAAAGAGGTTTGGCAGGGCAGGAATAAAGAAGAAAGAGCAATCATTGGTGAAAAAATTTCAAAAGCACAAAAGTGTCACTTTTCTAATCTTACTGATGAAGAAAAATATAAGATAACGGAAAAAGCAAGAGCATCGATAGATAGAAAAAAACAGGGTGCTGCTGCGAGTAAAGGGGTTAAAGCTTGGTGGGCAGAACTGAAAGGAAATCCTGATGCGTACAAAGCCTATATCGAAGCAAGAACAAAGGCCCTTCTTGAGAACAGGAGTAAACGTAATGAAAACATATGATATTTTAAATGCCGGACCACATAATCGATTCATGGCAAATGGCAGAATTGTGTCAAATTCAGGGAGAAATATACAATTGCAAAATCTTCCGCAGAATCACTTGCCTGATTTGGCAGAGGCAAGAGAACTTGTAAAGTACGGTTCTTTTGACAGTGTTCAGATGCTGTATGATGATGTGCCTGATACGCTGTCACAGCTTATCCGTACCGCATTTATTCCAAGACCGAATATGAAATTTATCGTTACAGACTTCTCTGCCATTGAAGCAAGAGTGATCGCATGGCTTGCAGGTGAAGAATGGCGAATGCGGGCATTTGCAAACGGCGAGGACATTTACTGTGCATCGGCATCAAAGATGTTCGGTGTTCCTGTTGTAAAGCACGGCGTTAACGGACATCTGAGTCAGAAAGGCAAAGTGGCAGAACTTGCCTGCATTGCAGAGGGGCAGCTTGTTCTTACAAATCATGGATTGAAACCAATAGAAAGAGTTTCTGTTTCCGATAAAGTATGGGACGGTGTGAAATGGATACAGCATCAGGGTGTGATCTATAAAGGAAAACGCAATGTCATTTCTTATGACGGACTTACGGCAACACCCGACCATCTTGTGTGGGTTGAAGGCAGAATAACACCCATTCCATTCGGTATTGCCGCTGCAACAGGTTCTCAGCTTGTTAATACAGGGAACGGTGCAATTGCACTGCAGTATTCATGGAAGAACCACATTTTCGCAAATGAGAAAACAGCAGATGAGGTCCTTATCAGTAAAAGCCGGTCACGTGTATATGATTTAAAGAATGCAGGTCCTAATCACAGATTTACGGTTTCAGGAAAACTCGTCCACAACTGTGGCTACGGCGGATCAGTCGGTGCTATGAAAGCGATGGGAGCGGATTCTCTCGGCTTATCCGATGCGGAACTGAAACAAATCGTAACCGATTGGCGTGAGGCTTCACCGCATATTACAGAACTTTGGTGGGCGGTAGATAAAGCCGTAAAAAAGGCGATCAAAGAAAAAACATCAGCAGAAACACATAGACTTAAATTCTCATATGAATCAGGTTTTCTGTTTATTGAACTTCCAAGTGGCAGACGACTTGCTTACGCAAAGCCACGCATTGGAGAGAACCAGTTCGGCGGTGAATCTGTTACATATATGGGCATTAACGCTCAGAAAAAGTGGGACAGGCTTGAAAGCTACGGTCCGAAGTTTGTTGAGAATTGCACACAAGGAATTGCAAGAGATCTGCTGATGTATTCCATGCAGACACTCTCCCACTGCTTTATTGTAGCCCATGTACACGATGAAATGATTATTGAAGCGTCAAAGGATATGTCACTTGAAAAAATATGTCAGCAGATGGCAAGAACTCCAGAATGGGCAAAAGGTCTGATTCTTCGTGCTGACGGATATGAGTGCGAATTTTATAAAAAAGATTAGGAGGAAAATATGGCAAGCCGATATAACAGCGAAAGATACTACAGCCCTACGGAATATGAAGTGTTCACCAAAATCGAAAAAGAAGAAAGAGCAGCAGCAAAAGCTGCCGCCTTCCGACCAATCGTATATATCTGTTCCCCATATTCTCACGGCTGCATTAACACCAATATCGAAAATGCACGTAAATACAGCCGTTTTGCAGTGAACAGGCACTGTCTGCCGATTACTCCCCACATCTATTTTACGCAGTTTATGGACGATACTGTTTCTGAAGAACGTGAAACTGCAATCTTCATGAATCTTGTACTGATGAGCAAATGTGCTGAATTGTGGGTGTTCGGAGATACAATTTCCGCAGGTATGAAAGCTGAAATTGAACGTGCAGAAAGAAAGCATATGAAGATCCGATATTTTACGGAAGAACTGGAGGAAAAGGAATGAAAGTAATACAGACTGAATACAAAGGATATTTATTTCGCTCATGCTTAGAGGCAAGATGGGCAGTATTCTTTGATGCTTGTGGAGTTGACTGGGAATATGAACCTGAGGGGTATGACCTTGGAAACGGTATACGCTATCTCCCCGACTTTCTGCTTCATGGTCTTGAAGGCAGAATTAAAGGTGACCTTTATGTTGAGGTAAAAGGTAATCTGACAGAAAAGGATGCAGAAAAAATACATAGTTTCCATGAAAATGGTATGCCTATACTGGTAGTTGGTAAAATTCCTGACGGAACTACTGCTAATGAATTGTGTCACTTTATTCAGAAAGAAGCATATGACAAAGAAGTAAATAGTGTGAGTTTTCTAAATTTCAGAACTGTTGATGGCGATTATTTTGCAGCACATCCGGGAATCAACAAAAATGGAAAATTTGAACTTTTTGGAGATGATAGCAGTTACTTGTGCAAACAAGATGATTTTGCTACCCTTAATGCTTACAAAAAAGCTCGCAGAGCAAGATTTTAAAGGAGGAGAAAAAATGAGAAATTTAAAAGTTGCTTATGGTAACAGCAGAAACTCAAAAAAATGGTCAAATAAAAGTATCAGCTATGATGACCTGAAAAACCGTTTGCGTGTGCCAATCCGTACAACAGAAACAGTGGAAGAATATGCAAAAATGAATAAGGCACAGCGTGATTCCGCAAAAGACCACGGTGGCTTTGTTGGCGGTGCATTGAATGGCGGTTTACGCCGTATCGATTGTGTGGATTGTCGTTCTCTGATTGCACTGGACGGTGATAAAATCAGTACTCAGTTTCTTGAATGCTTTGAATCTGTTGCACCTTATACTGCTTGTCTTTACACTACACACAGTCATACTCCCGATAATCCAAGAGTACGTATTGTTTTCCCTATTACAAGAGATATTACATCAGAAGAATATGTAGCTGTTACAAGATATTTGGCACAGATTTTGGGTATTGATTATTTTGATGAATGTTCCTATCAGCCAAATCAGCTGATGTATTGGCCATCCTGTCCGCAGAATGGTGAATACATATTCAATGAAATCGATAAGGACTGGCTTAATCCCGATGATATATTAGCAGCACACCCTGAATGGCATGACCCTACCCGACTTCCGACATCTTCTCGTGAAAGCAAAGCAAATCAGATAACACAGCAGAAAGTACAGAACCCATTAGAAAAAGAAGGTGCTGTCGGTTTGTTCAATCGTGTTTTTTATCCGATTTCATTTGCAATTACAGAATTTTTGTCGGATGTTTATGAACCTACAGATAACGATAACCGTTGGCATTTTATCGCATCAAGCAGTATGGCGGGTGTTGAAATCAAGGAGGATAAATTTGTATATTCCCACCACGCCAAAGACCCTGCATATCTGAAACTTTGCAATGCCTTTGATATTGTTCGTATACACAAATTTGGTGATATGGACGATAAAGGCTCTTTCAAAGCAATGTGTGATTTTGCAATGCAGATTCCATCAGTCAGAGAACTTGCAACAACAGAACGTCAAAAAGCCGCTGAGAATGATTTTTCAGCTGATGATGATAACTGGACAAAAAAACTGCATCTTGGCAAGAATGGTGCTCTTTTAAATAATCTGCATAATATTCGTCTGATTATGGAAAATGATGCATATATGAAGAATATTGTATTCAATCAGCTTGCAGATGGTCTTGAAATTCGTGGTGAAGTGCCGTGGAAACATCCTGCAAGATTTTGGAGAGATGTTGACGATGCACAGCTTATATGTTATGTAGATGCTAACTATGGTACATTTTCAGCACGAAACTATGATATAGCTGTAGCAAAGGCGGCGGACGACCGTTCCTATCATCCAATTAAGGAATATTTTGACAGCTTAACCGCATGGGACGGTATTGAACGCATTGACACTATGCTGATTGATTATTTTGGTGCTGAAGATAATACCTATGTTCGTGCAGTATCTCGAAAAATCATGTGTGCCGCAATCAGACGTGTCTATGCACCGGGAATTAAGTTTGATAATATTGTGGTTCTGAACGGACCACAGGGCATTGGTAAATCCACCTTTATTTCAAAACTTGGTGGAGAATGGTATTCTGACAGCTTAAACCTTTCAGATATGAATGACAAGACGGCTGCTGAAAAACTTCAAGGCTACTGGATTATGGAAATCGGTGAACTTGCAGGAATGAAAAAGGCGGATATTGATAAGGTAAAAGCCTTTATATCACGTCAGGATGATAAGTATCGTGCATCCTTTGGCAGACGTGTTACACCTCATCCAAGGCAGTGTATTTTCTTTGGCACAACAAATTCGGAAACAGGCTTTTTACGTGATATAACGGGTAACCGCCGTTTCTGGACGGTTAAAACTCCTGGCACAGGAAGATGGAAACCTTGGGAGCTTACACAGTATGATGTTGATATGATGTGGGCGGAAGCACTCATTTATGCAAAAGATGGTGAATCTCTCTACCTTTCAGGTGAACTTGAAGAATATGCAAAAAAAGAACAGTCCGCAGCAATGGAACTTGATGACCGTGAGGGACTTGTCGCAGCTTATCTTGATACACTTCTTCCCAATGACTGGAGCAGTATGGACATTTACCAGAGAAGAAATTATATCAATGATTCAGATGACCCTACACATCCTCTTGGCACAGTACGAAGAACAACAGTTTCCAATATTGAAATATGGTGTGAATGCTTTGGAAAACTGAAAGAGGATTTTAAACCTTCTGACAGTTATGCTATAAGTGCAATTATGGCTCGCCTTACATCATGGGAGAAAACAGGATCGTCAATGAGACTTTCTATTTATGGCAAGCAAAGAATCTATAAAAGAAAATAACGGAACAGGTTGTATGGAACAACTCTTCAGAAGTTGTTCCGCATCAATTTGTTCCACTCAAAATCCATCTGTTAAGCAGAAAAAAGAACTTTGAGGAACAACTGAAACAACTTTTTCTATATAGTACAAATAATAGTTTATTATATATATATTTATACAGCGTGTGCGTGTACGTATATGCGCGTAAAGGAATTTTTGTACCGGTTGTTCCCATACGGGAGGTTAAAATGAATGAAAAGTACATAGAATCAAAACTTACAAATGCAGTAAAGCAAAATGGCGGAGTCTGCTGGAAGTTCACTTCACCCGGAACCGCAGGAGTTCCAGACCGTATCGTATTGATGCCAAAAGGACACATTGCCTTTGTGGAAGTGAAAGCACCAGGAGAGAAACCAAGACCTCTACAGCTTTCAAGGCACAGACTTCTGAGGCGGTTAGGCTTTCAGGTTTACGTCCTTGATGCCTTGGAGGACATCGACAAAATCATCTTGGAGGTGAAAAACGATGGAACTACATGATTATCAGAAATATGCAGTTAAGTTTATTGAAGAACACAAAATTGCAGCACTTCTGCTTGATATGGGTCTTGGCAAGACGATCACAACCCTTACAGCTATCAACAATCTGATATATGACCTATTTGAAGTCAGAAAAGTTCTGATTATCGCACCGCTGAGAGTAGCAAGAGATACATGGTCGGCAGAAGTGCAAAAATGGGATCATCTGAAACACCTGAGATACAGCGTTGCAGTCGGAACAGCAGAAGAACGCATTGCAGCTTTGAACGCTGATGCCGACATCTACATCATCAATCGTGAAAATGTGGACTGGCTTGTCAGCAACACAACATTCGATTACGACATGATCGTAATTGATGAACTAAGTTCGTTTAAGAACCATCAGAGCAAACGTTTCAAGGCTTTGATGAAAGTCAGACCTAAGGTAAAAAGAATCGTAGGACTGACAGGTACTCCTGCAAGCAACGGACTTATGGATCTATTCGCTGAGTTCCGTCTGCTTGATATGGGAGAAAGGCTTGGAAGATTTATCGGGCAATACAGAAACGAATACTTCAAGCCGGATAAGCAGAACGGCTATATCGTGTATTCCTATAAGCTTTTGCCTGATGCGGAAGAGCGAATATACGAAAAAATCTCTGACATCACAGTTTCCATGAAAGCGGTTGACCACCTCAAAATGCCGGAACTGGTTTCTGCGGAATATACCGTGAAGATGTCGGATACCGAAAAAGAAAAGTATAAAGAACTGAAAGATGAATTGATTCTTGAAGTTCAGGATACAGAGATAACAGCAGCAAATGCAGCGGCACTTTCAAACAAACTGTGCCAAATGTCAAATGGTGCAATTTATGATGATAGTGGAGAGATAATCCCGATACACAGCAGAAAACTTGATGCGTTGGAGGATATTATTGAATCCGCAAATGGGAAACCTGTTCTTGTGGCTTACTGGTTCAAGCACGACAGAACAAGAATTGCAGAAAAGCTTAGCAAGATTGGAATTGTATATCAGGAAATAAAATCAGCACAAAGCATAAAGAACTGGAACAGTGGAAAATTGCAGGTCGCATTGATACATCCTGCAAGTGCAGGTCACGGTTTGAATTTACAGGCAGGAGGGAATTTCCTTGTTTGGTTTGGACTGACCTGGAGTCTGGAACTGTATCAGCAGACCAATGCCAGATTGTGGCAACAGGGGCAGCAGTCAGAAACCGTCATCATACAGCACATTATCACGAAAGGTACAGTTGACGAGAAGATTCTAAAAGCACTTACTGAAAAAGATAAAACACAGACAGCCTTGATGTCAGCGGTCAAGGCGGAATTGGAGGAATGATGGACGAAGGTTACAAAGAATTAGCAGCGGCAATTGTAGGAAGAGCGGTTATCGATTACAAAACAGCTTTAAAGTGCCGGAACGATTCGGCTACATACAGCCTTGAAAGATTTTTCTGTTCGGCTTGGTTTGAGGTGCTATCGGATTGTAATTGCGAGATACTTATGCAAATGGTAAGGAGGAGCGTTTCATGAGAGAATTCTTTGAGAATATGGTTTCGCAGGAAAAGAAAGTCAGAATGATGCAGGAAGAATATCATCGCATAAAACAATCCCTTGATATTTCAGGTATCAGCTATGAAAATACAGGTGCAACATCCGGAAGCAAGAAAACTGACAGAATGGCAGAAGTAATTGCAGAAATAGTTGATTTTGAAAATGAGATGAAACAGGAAGAATCCAAATTAGCTGTAATGCGATTGAAAGCTACTGTGGCAATCAGCAAGTTAACTGATGATAATGAACGAGAAGTTTTACGTCGTTGGTACCTGTTACAGCAGTCAGAGGATAAAATATCTAACGCTATCGGTTACAGCAGAACAATGATTTATGAGTTCAGAAAACGTGGTTTAAAGCATTTGAAAACTTCGGACTAAATCGGACAAATTCGGACTGAAATTGCATTGACATTCTTGATAAAATGTGTTATCATATAAACTGGAAAATTAAAAAGAGACGAGCCATAGCGGAGAAATCTGCTGTGGCTATTTTTATACCCTGACGGAGGTACAGTATGAAAGCAAAAGAATATCTAAGAACAATTCAGAAACTTGAAAGCGAAACTAAGGAATGTTATGGACAGGCTGAATATCTGAAGAATGCCATCAACAATCTTTCAAATCAGAATGCCATTGAAACCGTTGAGGAACTTATCATCGACCTTATGGACGAAGCATCTGATTATGCAATTCATCGTGTTCATCTGATAAATGAACTCTTAAACGTTGATGATCCAATGCAGTATACGCTTCTCCATTACCGCTACTGTCTTGGCTACGGCTGGCATAAGATTGCTTACAAGCTGAAAGCAAGCGTAGGCTTTGTGAAGAATCTTCACGGCGAAGCATTGAAGTCGCTTGACAGATACCTTGAGGAATGTTGCAATGCCGAAGAAAAGTAAACACCCTTGCGGTTATCCTGGCTGTCCACAGCTTATTGATGCAGGTCAAAGATACTGCGAGAAACACAAACAGCCTGACAGACCGTCAGCTGCCAAGCGTGGTTACAACAACAAATGGCGTAGGCTCAGCAAAGCGTATCTCCGCAAGCATCCAATGTGTGTACGTTGCTTGCAACAAGGACGATACGTTCCTGCAACAGTTGTCGACCACATACAACCGCATCGTGGCAACCCTGTTTTGATGTGGGACGAATCCAACTGGCAAGCTTTATGCAAGCCTTGTCACGATAAAAAGACGTGGACTGAGGATAAGAATCCTGTTTATACATACTGAAAAGCCCCCGGGGGTATAAAAACCTCTAAAAATGGACAAAACATTGACCGGTGGCCCCTCTCACGCACAAAAACGGGTATTCAAACACCCTATTGCCCCCTCAGATATAAAAATACTGAAAAACACCGATAACATTTGACTTTGCCGACTTTTGCAGTCGGCATTTTTTATGCCCGATTTAACATTTTTGTTTGAATTTCTTTGATTTTTGGGAGGTGATGACATCATGGCGAAAGACGGTACAAACCGAGGCGGTGCAAGACCGGGTGCAGGACGACCAAGAAAGGCACTCACGGAGAAAATTGCTGAGGGAAAATCGGCGGAAGTTATGATGCAGCCTGCGGATATAGAATCCGCTGAAACACCGCCTGTCAGAGATTTCATGAAAGAATTACAGCGTGACGGCACAAAACTCCTTGCAGATGATGTGTATACAGAAACCTATCAATGGCTGAAAGAACGTTCCTGCGAGAAAATCGTCAGCAGACAGCTTGTGGAACAGTATGCCATGAGCATTTCCCGTTGGATCCACTGCGAGCAGATCGTCACAAAATATGGATACATTTCCAAGCATCCAACCACAGGAGCCGCTATTGCTTCGCCCTACGTTGCAATGTCGCAGAACTATATGAAACAGGCAAACCAAATCTGGAATCAGATTTTTCAGATAGTCCGTGAAAACTGCTCTGTGGAATTCCAAGGCAATCCACAGGAGGATATGATGGAAAAGCTGCTCCGCAGCAGAAAGTGAGTTTTTATGAAAGCAGATAATAACTTTTGGAGAGAGTTGAAAAATAACAGACCCTATCTTACCAAACAGCAATACCGAACGATAAAAGGACAGGCTGTCAAAGGCAATATGGATGCCGCCCGAAAAGGTATGCTCAGAATCCAGCAGAGGAGGAATTACAGATGACAACGACTACAGAATTTCAGCTTGTTGATATTGACAAGTTAGTCCCCTACGCCAATAACGCCAGAACACACAACAAGGAACAGATCCTGAAACTTCGCTCCTCTCTAAGGGAGTTTGGTTTTGTAGACCCCGTTGTTATTGATAAGAACTACACGATCCTTGCCGGACATGGACGTATTATGGCAGCAAAAGAAGAAGGCATCAAAGAAGTACCTTGTGTATTTGTTGACCATATGACCGAAGCACAGAAGAAGGCCTACATTCTTACGGCAAATAGAACCGCATTAGATGCCGGCTGGGATGAAGAACTCCTTGCTGTGGAAATGGAAGAATTGCAGAATCTCGGTTTTAACCTTGGTCTGACCGGATTTGATGAAAAAGAAATCGCTGACCTCTTTGCAATTGACAGCGATGAGGCAAAAGAAGATAATTTCGATGTAGACGCAGAACTGGAAAAGCCATGCAAATCCAAAACCGGCGACATCTGGCATCTTGGAAAACATACCGTCATCTGCGGAGATTCCACTTTGCCTGAAACCTATACAGCACTTTTGGGAGATACAAAAGTCAATCTGGTTTGTACCGATCCGCCGTATCTTGTCAATCTGGAAAGTACATCCGGCAAGATCAAAAACGATGACCTTGACGATGAAAAGGGCTATGAATTTCTGAAATCCGCATTTGAGAGATTCAAGGAATCCATGGCAAAAGATGCAAGCATCTATGTGTTTTATGCGACGTCAAAGGCTCGTGTATTTCATGATGCATATGAAGATGCAGGATTTAAGGTGGGTGCAGGTCTTGTATGGAAGAAAGACCGCCTTGTTCTCACTCGTACCGACTGGAAATACATTCATGAACCGATCATCTGGGGTTGGCGTAAGGACGGAAAGCATATCTGGTATGGTGATCAGAAACAGAAAACGGTATTTGAATTTGACCGTATCAAAAACAGCAAGAAAGACGGCTGCGGACACCCATCCAGTAAACCTGTCCCATTGATCGCCTACCTGATTTCTCAGTGTACGCAGACAAACGGCATGGTGCTTGACGGATTTCTGGGCAGTGCATCTACCCTGATTGCCTGTGAGCAATTAAACCGTGTATGCTTTGGTGTTGAACTGGAACCAAAGTTCGTTGATGTTGCAGTGGAAAGATACATTAAACTCCATGAAGGCAGGTCTGATGATGTGTATCTGATGCGTAACGGCGAAAGAATCGAATACAAGGATGTGGAGGTGTCAGATGAATAAACCTCTCACCCTTGGCAGCCTGTTTTCCGGTTCCGGAACTTTTGAAATGGCAGGAATGCTCTCTGGTATTGTACCTGTCTGGAAATCAGAAATAGAGCCGTTTCCGATCGCTGTTACAGAAAAGCGGCTGCCTTTTGTAAAGCATCTGGGCGACATCAACTGTATCAACGGTGCTGAAATCGAGCCTGTGGATATTATCACCTTTGGCTCGCCCTGCACCGATCTTAGTGTCGCAGGCAAACGTCAAGGCTTGAATGCCGCACGTTCCGGACTATTCTTTCAGGCAGTCAGAATTATCAAGGAAATGAGGTGTGCAACCAATGGTAAATACCCGAGATTCGCAGTGTGGGAAAACGTCGTTGGGGCTCTATCCTCCAACAAAGGAGAGGACTTCCGATGCGTCCTCGAAGAACTCTGCAAAATCAAAATCCCGGACATATCTGTCCCTAAACCTGAAAAGTGGACAAAGTCAGGAGAAATCCTGGCAGATGGTTTCTCTCTCGCATACAGGACAGTCGATGCTCAGTACTGGGGTGTACCCCAGAGAAGAATGCGTATCTACCTTGTCGCAGATTTTGATGGTGAATGTGCCTCAAAAATATTATTTGAGTCCGAAAGCCTGTCTGGGTATTCTCCGCAGAGCTTCTGTTCGTGGAAAGAAACTGCCGGAAGTTTTGGAACTTGCTCTGAAGAAACAAGCACAGGGTTAGTTTTTTCAAATCACGGGCAAGATACACGATTTAAGGGTCCTGTTGAAGTAGCGGAAACAGTTTCGGCTACATATGGAACGGGCGGAAATAATCAGCCGTTTGTGGTGGAACATTTTCATAAAGCATACGGCATCTGCGGAAAATACAGCAATTCCATGCTTTCCGACAATCCCAACAGCGGATTTTACGAAGCAGATACTGCAAGAACAATTGATACAAGCAATCAGTCTCCATGCAAAAATCAGGGTGGAATTGTTGTCATTGAAGGTAATGGAAGCCGTCCTTCACATCATGGTGACGGATACAAGGAATCGGAAACTATGTATACGCTGAATTGTACTGAAAATCACGCTGTTTCATATGGCATCGGCAGACCTGCAATGAATCAGGGTTACAACGCACGATTCAGTTTTCAGGTGGAAGAAGAAAAATCTCCCACAATCGTTGCATCGGGAGCAGGCGGAATCGCTCATCCGAAATACTCCACAAGTAAAAATTCTCATCATACCGTTGCTGAAAAGGAAAAAGCAAATACGCTTGTGGCATCAGATTACAAAGATCCGCCTGTTGTCAATGACAGCACTCCTGAAATTGAATACATCGTAAGGCGACTGACACCGCAGGAATGTGCGTTACTGCAAGGTATGCCGACTTGGTGGTGTGACGATATCAGCATTGAAAATCCGACCGAAGAACAGGTCACATGGTGGCAGAATGTTTTTGAAACATACAACAAAGCTGTTGGTAAGAACTGCAAACCAAAATCCTGTAAGCAGATTGAAAAGTGGCTGAAAAATCCGTATTCTGATAGTGCCGCTTATAAAATGTGGGGAAATGGTATCGCTTCAAGCAACGCTTTGTTTGTGCTGTCAGGAATCGCCTATTATGCACAAAACGAGGGAAAATAATTCTACATATCCCACACTTGCTATCTGTGCCATTCTGAGTTATCATGTGTACTACCAAAAAGGAGGTCAAACATATGATAATTGAATTTCAGCTTACAGGAGAAAAACGAAAGGAACTGGTAAATACCATCAGCGAGATTATCGGTGCTCCTGCCGAATATCAGTATATGCCGACTTGTGCATACAAAATTGGTGACTTTTACACCGTTAGCAAAGAAGGCAACCTTGAAATCAGTGATTCAGCAGATGGAAAAGAGGTTGAAATGCTGATTAGTGAACTTGCAAGCAGAGGGTATGAAATTCCGTCAGCAAATAAACTGACCGTTCAGATGCCTGCGGACTTTTTCACAGAACATACCCTGAACAATCTCCACCAAATCTGTGAAAATAAAGCCTTCCTGTTTCAGGCAGCTTTCAAAACAGATTCATTGGACATTATTCAGTCTGATGATAAAGTAGAATTTCCTTGGTTCATCGTTGAAAATGATGGTGATGCAGATGCCTACTGCATTTTCATTTCCATGCTCTGCGAATTTGCAAAGAATCAGAAGCGTATCAACAACAAGCCTGAAACTACTGATAATTCCAAATACACAATGCGTTGCTATCTTCTTCGATTGGGCATGATTGGAGCAGAATACAAGTCAGCAAGAAAGGCATTGCTCAGAAATCTTTCAGGCAGTTCAGCTTTCAGAAAGGCGGCAAATCATGAAGTTTCCGAATAAAAACTATCTGGAACAACTCCGAAAACAGTACCCGGTTGGAACGAAGATACGGCTGATTTCTATGCGAAATGAAAAATATCCCATTCTTCCCGGAACAATCGGTGAGGTCACTCATATCGATGATCTGGGTTCCATACACATGAAATGGCAGAACGGCTCCTCCCTTGCAATCATTCCCGAAGTAGATTCTTTCAAGGTTTTGGAAGCCGAAAAATAAGCGAGAACCTATTTCATCATACTGTATTTTACCATAGAAAATCAAGTAAAGCAAGACTGTATATTACACAATCATTCAGCGGATATACAGTCTGTTTTTCTGTTAATTTAGCCGCTTGATATGTCCTCCGTAATGCGGTAATATGTGATACAACGAAAGGGCGGAAAGCCCGAAATTACGGAGGAAAATACCATGAACGCTAAAACAGAAAAACAGATTAAAAACCTGAAAAACCAGACCATCGGAGTTGAAATTGAGATGAACCACATCACAAGAGAACGAGCTGCAAAGCTTGCCGCAGACTTCTTTGGAACAGGCAGATACGAATTCACAGCAAGCCGAAACGGATACAGCACCTGGTCAGCTTGGGATACTCAGGGCAGAGAATGGAAATTTCAAAAGGACGTCAGCATTGCAGGATGCGATGCTGAAAAGTGCGAACTGGTTACACCGATTCTTCACTACAGCGACATTGAAACCTTGCAGGAACTGGTCAGAAAGCTTCGCAAGGCAGGAGCAGTAAGCCACGCAGGGGTTGGGGCAGGAGTTCATATTCACATAGGAGCAAACGGACACACACCACAGAGCCTGAGAAACCTTGCAAACATCATGGCAAGCCACGAAAAACTGATTGCAGATGCTTTGAAAATTGACCAGGGCAGAATGAACAGATATTGCAGAACAGTAAACCCAAGATTCATTGAAGAACTGAACAAAAAGAAACCCACCACAATGGCACAGTTTGCAGATATCTGGTACACAGCAAACGGTGCGAATTACGGCAGAAATCAGCATTACAATGATAGCCGATACCATATGCTGAATTATCACGCAACCTTTACAAAAAGCACAATCGAATTTCGACTTTTCCAGTTTGACAGACCAACAGCAGAAAAGAAAAACGGACTTCACGCAGGACAATTGAAAAGCTACATTCAGCTTTGCCTTGCCCTTTCCGAAATGGCAAAGGAACTGAAAACGGCAAGTCCAAAGCCACAGCAAACGGAGAATCCGAAATTCGCAATGCGAACATGGCTGATTCGATTGGGACTGGTTGGCGAAGAGTTCTCCACAGCGAGAAGTTTTCTTACCAAGAACCTTGACGGAGATGCAGCTTTTAGATATGGCAGAGCCTGAAAAGGCTCGCCCCTCAAAGGCAACGGGGGGGCAACACTGCCGCCCACGTTGCTTTTGTGGTATAGTTTTCCCAGTCTCAAGAAAAGTTTCACACAAGCCCACACAGCCCCTGATTTCGCAAAGTGTAATCTGAACAAATACCACACAAGAAAAGGCACAGATATTTTGTGAATTTAGCGGGTTGCATTTTTCCTCCGAAAGAGTTAATATGTGACTACCGCAAAGCGGAATTTACAAAAAGGAAGATGCAGATGAAAAGATATTACCTTGCTTATGGCTCAAACCTCAATGTCCGTCAGATGAAATTCAGATGCCCTACGGCAAAGATTGTGGGAACAAGCGTAATCAAAGGTTACGAACTTCTCTACAAGGGCAGCAAAACAGGCTCTTACCTCACCATTGAAAAGAAGAAAGGTTCGCTTGTTCCGGTTGCTGTCTGGGAAGTGACAAAATCCGATGAACGCAGTCTTGATGCCTACGAGGGCTGTCCTAATTTTTACTACAAGAAAAATATGAAAATCAGACTTTCCGAAACCGGAAAAATGATTGACGCTTTTGTGTATGTCATGCACGAAGAACGCAGGCTTGGAATTCCAACTTCTGCATATGTCAGCACCTGCAAATTCGGATACACCATTTTCGGATTTGATTTCAAGTACCTTGATGAAGCCTATGAAAAAAGTCTGAAAGGGGTTGCCAACAATGAAAAATGAAACCCCGAATGAAAGAACCTGCCCGAAATGCGGATGTGTTTATACTGAAGTTCCTGCACTTTCAAGGGTAGATAATGAAACGCTGATTTGCCCCGACTGCGGAATCCGTGAGGCTCTTGAAACCTTGGGAATCTCCCTGGAAGAACAGGAAAAAATCATCAGCATCATTCACCGTAACACAGCAGAATAATCGAATACAAGCCGCCACGTTTGGCTGTGTGGCAATTCAGGGATTCCTCCGTACAAAATTATATCCCTATTGCAATGAACCGCCACACAAGCCGACAGGGCGGCTTTGTGCTGCTGTCATATTCTACACAATCAGGGCTCCAATTTCGGCATGATGTTTGTTACATTTATTATCGCAGATACCGTTGACTATCAGCCTGAGATGCGGTAATATACAACACAACAGAACGTGAAACCGACCGAAATCACGAAATTTGGAGGAAAACACCATGAACGAACAGATTAAAAACTACTTTGAAAACCTCAGAATAAATTCTGAAAACGATGCAACCAAGCTGAGCCGGGGAACGCTTGAAGCCTACTGGACTTACGAATTCAACCTCAACCACAACAGCAGCGAATTTGAATGCAATGAGCTTCCCTGGACAACAGACATGAGCGACTTTGTTAAGACGATGAGAGAGGCGGGAGTTGAAACCATAGCGGTTACAGAAACAAGCACAGCACTTCTTGAAAATCTGCATAAACTTGCTGCACAGGGATGCAGCATTGAAGGACTTTGCACGATAATCAGACCGGACATCTGGGGCAATGCAAAAGAATACCCTGCAATTCGCATCAGATTGAACTAAAAACAAAAGAGCCAAGGGGCAGAACAAACTGCCCTGCAGACGGCTCAGAAAGGAAACCCATATGAAAGTACTTATCGTTGAACCCCAAAAACGACCAAGAGAAGCTGAAATTGACGGCAGTCTGGAATCCATGCAGAAAACGGTTGGCGGGTATCTGCAAGCGATATACCCTTTTGAAGATGAAATTGCACTTGTTTGTGATGACGAATCAAAGCTGAAATCCGATACGGAGTGGAACAGAATGCTCCCTGAAACAGGCGACATCATCAAAGGCACATTTTTCATCGCAGGTCTTGGAGCAGAAGATTTTACAGATCTTTCTCCTGAACTTATGGAAAAGTACAGACAGCGATTTTGGAACATTGAACTTTTCATTCCCACACCCAACGGTCTGATGCCGATTGCAATCAGGGACTGACAGCCCGCACGTTCGCCTGTAACGGCAAGTAAAACCGATTCCGAATACCTTTCCAATTTGAAAAGCAACGCCACAAACGCAAACGTGGCGGCTGCTTTTTTGCTGTCATAATCTACACAATACAGGGGCGATTTTCAAGCTGTATATTCTGGCAGTTTAGCCGCTTGCAATTATACACACTATGCGGTAATATGTAATCACCGAAAGGGAAAACAACCAAAAAACCGCGAAATACGGAGGAAAACACAATGATAGCATACGGAATCGCAAAGGCAAGAGCAATGGCAAACAGAACGGACTGGAACGAAAGAACCGAAATCACAAAGGCGGTCATCATCTGGTTCGATGCGGACTACGAATACGAACTGGAGATTGAAAACGAGGACAGGATGGACAACGAGGAGTTCACTGCATGGGTTGAGGAAAACGCAGAAAGCCTTGCAAAGGCAGATGCCGAGGAAAACGGAACGACCTTTGAGGAAATCGACAGCATCGACTTTACGGAAAAGGAAATCGATGACGATGCCCTTTTCGATGAGGAGTACGAAAACGCCTGCGAATTTGAATGGGAAAGTATGACGGGAAGATAAACCTTCCTCACTCTTTCCAAACAGCCCCTGATTCAAGGGGGCTGTGGCTCGTATCGAAGAAATATAGTACACAAAATCTGAGCCATATATTTGTGCAGTATATTTTTTCGTTATGACTTGCTATCATTGAATTTGTATGGTAACATGGTTACAATGGGAATGGAATCTCGATTACAAAACTGCCACATGAGGGCATTAAAATAAATGATACAGACTTGCTTTTTGGCAGGTCTTTTTTGTTTGGAGGTGAGAACAATAGCAAGATTTAAACCGACCCATTTTATGGCGGAGGATTCCAAGTATAACAAAAAAGCGGCAGACTATGCCGTCTCTTTTATTGAATGCCTCAGCCACACCAAAGGCACCTGGGCAGGAAAGAAATTTGAACTGCTGGACTGGCAGGAACAGATTATCCGTGACCTGTTTGGAATCTTAAAACCGAACGGCTATCGGCAATTCAATACGGCTTACATTGAGATTCCGAAGAAAAATGGCAAATCAGAACTTGCCGCTGCGGTTGCCCTGCTGCTCACCTGTGGTGATGGCGAAGAACGTGCCGAAGTCTACGGCTGTGCTGCCGACCGCCAACAGGCTGCCATTGTATTTGATGTGGCGGCGGATATGGTGCGAATGTGTCCTGCCCTTTCCAAGCGAGTGAAAATCCTGACCTCACAAAAGCGTATTGTGTACATTCCGACCAACAGCTTCTATCAGGTGCTTTCTGCTGAAGCCTATTCCAAGCATGGTTTCAACATCCACGGAGTGGTGTTCGATGAACTGCATACCCAACCCAACAGAAAGCTGTTTGATGTTATGACCAAAGGTTCCGGCGATGCCAGAATGCAGCCTTTGTATTTTCTCATCACCACAGCCGGAACGGACACAAATTCAATCTGCTATGAAGTTCACCAAAAGGCGAAAGACATTCTGGAGGGCAGAAAGCATGATCCGACTTTCTATCCGGTTATCTATGGTGCAGATGAATCGGAGGACTGGACGGATCCGAAGGTTTGGAAAAAAGCAAATCCGTCACTCGATAAGACCATCGGAATGGATAAGGTGGTGGCTGCGTGTAATTCTGCAAAAGAAACGCCGGGCGAGGAAAATGCGTTTCGGCAACTGCGTCTGAATCAATGGGTAAAACAGGCTGTCCGCTGGATGCCTATGGAGAAATGGGATAAATGCAAAGTAGCGTTTGATGAAGATGACCTTGCAGGTCATGTCTGCTACGGCGGTCTTGACCTTTCCTCTACAACAGATATTACAGCATTTGTTTTGGTGTTTCCGCCTACAGAAGACGATGAACATTATTATGTTCTTCCTTACTTCTGGCTGCCGGAAGAAACACTGCCACTCAGAGTAAGACGTGACCATGTTCCATATGATATATGGGAACGGCAAGGCTACTTGAAAACGACTGAGGGAAATGTGGTTCACTATGGTTTTATTGAGAATTTCATCGATGAACTGGGGCAGAAATTTCACATCAAAGAAATTGCATTTGACCGCTGGGGTGCAGTGCAGATGTCACAGAATTTGGAAGGACTTGGATTCACGATGGTGCAATTTGGACAGGGTTATAAAGATATGTCACCGCCGACCAAGGAATTGATGAAGTTGACTTTGGAACAGACACTTGCCCACAATGGGCATCCTGTTTTAAGGTGGATGATGGACAACATCTTCATTCGCCGTGACCCTGCCGGAAATATCAAGCCGGACAAAGAAAAATCCACAGAGAAGATTGACGGTGCAGTTGCCATGATTATGGCTCTTGACCGTGCAATTCGCTGTGGATGTGTGTCTGATGAGTCTGTTTATGATTCGAGGGAAATGCTGATTTTGTAGATCTTAAACTGCCTGTGCAGTTAAAGTGAGTCCGAGAGGCTTCATGATTTTCACCAGAGTCTCAAGATTCGGAACAGTTTTGCAGGATTCAATTCTTGCAATCGAGGATTGCGGGATATGGCACATTTCAGCAAGCTGTCTCTGGGAATATCCCAAAGCATTCCGCTGTTCAATGACCGCAGAGATAATGGCTGCAATTGCTTCCATTTCTTCTATGTCTGCTTTTCCCTGAGGGCTGGTTGCTTTTACGTGTTCTTTGTAATCATTCCATGTTCTCATAAATCATGACCCCTTTCTGGATAGATAATCGTCACGTTCTGATTTTGCTTTTTCAATTTCACGCTGCGGTGTCTTTTGTGTTTTCTTTCTGAAATGATGCAGCAACACAAAAGTATCATTGCAGTAGTAGAAATAAAAAACTCTGTTGTTTCCAGGTCTTAACTCCCAGATATCTTCTTCAATATGTTTTGTAATGTTGTTTGGCAGCCGAGTCCCATTGTTTTGAAGCAGCTGAATGTGAAGCATCAACTGGTTATATTGGATTCTTGCGTCCTTGCTTTTTTCCGATTTTTCTCGCAATTCTTCAAGAAAATCCCAGACGTCAGATTCACCGTTTTCTTTTTCATAAAATTCAATCTCGTACATTGTATAATCTCCATCGATTTTACTTCTATTCTTATGATAGCATAAATGCTATCAAATGTCAATAGAAAAATGAAAAATAACAGGAGGATTTTTTATATGAGTATTTTCAGCAGGTTATTCAAATCCAGAGATAAGCCGACCAACAGCTATGATTCGCCGTCCTACACATATTTCTTTGGACGAGCCAACAGCGGTAAACGTGTCACCGACAGAACAGCCTTACAGCATATTGCGGTTTATGCCTGTGTGCGTGTGCTGTCAGAAGCGATTGCACAGCTGCCGCTTCATGTGTACAAATACAACGATAGCGGAAAAGAGCGAGTGCCACAGCACCCGCTTTACTTTTTACTCCACGATCAGCCGAATCCTGAAATGACATCGTTTGTTTTCCGAGAAACCTTAATGTCCCATCTGCTTATCTACGGCAATGCCTATGCACAGATTATCCGAAACGGCAGAGGTGATGTATTGGGACTGTATCCTCTGATGCCTGACAAAATGAAGGTTGACCGTGATGAAAAAAACCGCCT